GAAAGTAGTCTAAGCTATATCGACTAATATATACCTTTAGTGGCAGTATAACCTTCACCTTCTTAAGGACGTTACTTATAGCCTTAATAATATCACTCTCGTCATAAAATTTAGCTAAAGAAACATCATTCAGCTGGGTATTATTAAAGAATATAATATTTTTCTTGTTAGATTTACTTTTAAGAACAGCTTCACATACATGTAGTATAGTATAATGTAAAAATAACCGCTTTACAACAGCATTATTCAGAGATTTTTGAAGTAAATCAAATTTATATAAGTCGTCTACAATATTATCACTAGCACCTTTGAAAACCTCATTACAGTTAATGAGGTTTATATTGTATATGCCTAGATCAACATTCTTCATTACACTTATTATAATAGTGTTCCTTTAAGGCTTTTGGCGGTCTACCTATTCTACAGTTTATAATGCCATTATAGTAATCTTCACTTAATAAAACATCACGCTCAAATTGCATTTTTGATTCAAAATAGCTTAGTTCAAATTTACTACCACAAAATCTTAAGATTTGAAACGTAAAAGTATCTTTACCGAGCTCTTCTATATCAGCGTTAAGTCTATCCGATGAACCAGTATAGGTCTTCCAGTCACTCTCTACTAAATCAATTCTCTTACGCTTTTTACCTTTGAGTGGAGCGCGTTTAATGCGCTTTACCATCTGCTTTTTACCTATATACTTCCTTTGATTTACTGTATTAGTAATTTCATATATGAAGCCGAAGGCATCCTCGGGTATTGTACCATCTACTGTCCAGTGACCTGTTTCCATCACACGTACTTACTTTTTCTTTTTCTTTTTTCTACGTTTCCGGCCAATAGTACCACGTCGGGTCTGAATACCTCCTAAGACCTTCGGTACTCTAAAGTCACCAGTTGCATACCAATCACCTGATTGTGAGTGCCCTACTGCAGCAGCCGGTCCGAGAGCACCGCCACCTACAGTATTACCTTCTTCATCCTCATCATGTATTGTCTTAAGCTTACTATAATATGCAGGATCTTCAGCGAGGTGCTGTTTAGCTATAGTTGTAGCGACGTCTCTATCATCTGTATGTTCTAACTCAACCTCAATGCCCATTTTAAGTTCATTTTCATCATAATCAATATCTTCAACCCCTTTTAAAAGGTCTTCGACCATACGTTCAAATAATCTCTGTGCATCTTCCATGTTAATATTTATTTAGGTATTATAGTTTAGGGTTTCTATGTTATATTACTAGTTAATAGTTGCATGTAGTGTAAATACAGTTATAATAAGGATGTGAATGCGGAAATAATTGAAAGGTACAGTAAAGAGATTGAGACTGAACTGCATATTGATGAGTTTAATATTAAGGAGATGTCGCTCAAGACCCCAGCTCGTAAACACCATTGGGTATGCCGATTAATTCAGCACAAAAAAGCTCTACTTAATTTAAAAGCCGAGAAGCATACTCTAAAAGAGGAGATCGTACAAGCCATACAACGCGAATCACCTGTAAAGGTTACTAGGCCGATAGCAGAGAAGAGCTCATACCAGCACGAGAAGATGATTGAAATACAGCACCGTATTAACGAGCAAGAACTAATTGTTGATTATCTCGAAAAGGTTGAAAGGACATTCACAAGCTTAGGTTTTGACATCAAGAATATCATTGAAATAATGAAGATGGAAACAGTATAAGGATGATTAAATTTGAATTAGTTAATAACAAACTTCGAATAGTAGGCGACCTCGTACCTGCAATTCGTGATTTTTTTAGTGAAGCTGATGCTACTGCGCGTTTCAGATTAAAGGGCAGAGCTAGGCATTTTGCTGATATCAGAAATTATTGCATTACACCGACAGGTCTATTCGAAGCTGGATTATTTTTCGATATATTAAGATATATCAAAGAGGTTTACCCTGACGAAGAATTACACATTGATAGTGATGTGTCAGATATCATAAAACCAACATTAACAGATGTAGATGTATATGATGAGTTAACATTACCATTGAGAGACTATCAGCTTGCAGCCTGCGAAAAGGCAATTCAATTCGGTAGAGGCATTCTCAAGATGGGTACAGGTGCAGGTAAGACCTTAACAATATGCTCATTACTGTCGAGTATGTTTAAGAGTAGAGGTGATACATTTAAATGTCTTTTGATTGTACCAGATTTAGGTCTAGTCAATCAGACGTTCGGTGACTTTAGTGAGTATGATGCACCCTTTAAGTATACGAAATGGTCTGGTAAAAACAAACCGGATTTCACAGCTAACGTTATTATAGCTAACCTCGGTATACTTCAAAGTCAATTTAAGGATAATGACTGGCTTGAAAAGGTAGATGCACTAGTTATAGACGAATGTCATAAAGTTAAAAAGACTAATAAGGTGAGTAAGATGGTTCAGCAGATTAGAACTGTTCATAAGTTCGGTCTAACTGGTACTATGCCCGACGGTAAAGTTGATGAGTGGAATATTATAGGTAAGATAGGAAGTATCATTTATGAGAAAGACAGCTTTCAATTACGGACTGAGAAGCATTTAACACCAGCAAGCGCAACTATTATTGAGGCTGAGTTTGTAGACTCCCCTGCGTACAAGACCGGCGCAGACGCTAAACTGAACTACAGACTTGAATTAGATTTCATATATGAAAAAGAATTTCGAAATAACGTAATAAGTCAGATATGCGCTAATTTTAATAACAACACATTAGTATTGGTAAATCATCTGAAGCATGGAGAGACGCTACACGACCTGATGTCAACTCTAAAAGATAAACAAGTATACTTTGTTAAGGGCGAGCTGGAAATCGACGAACGCGAAAACATTAAAAGAATAATGGAAGTAGAAAATAACGTCGTTTGTATAGCTATGAGCTCTATTTTCAGTACCGGTGTCAATATTAAAAATATACATATGATTGTATTTGCTGCTGGTGGTAAGAGTTCTATACGCACTATTCAGACTATAGGACGTGGATTGCGCCTGCACGATAGTAAAGATAATCTTAAAATAATCGATATAGCTGATCAACTTAAATATGGTAAAAAGCATGTAGCTCGTAGAAAAGAGATCTATGAGCAGGAGAGGATACCTTATAAAATAGTGCAGGTTACTGAAAAATAAGTTGAAACTTACGTACTAGTATACTATACTAAAGATATATTATGCCAAGCGACAAAGAACCTAAACCAGACGAGAAGCCTATAACTGATGAGGCTCCTGCGCCTGAGGAGAAGCCGAAACCTAAAAAGAGAGGACCTAAGCCGAAGATTGACCAATACTATGTCAACCCGGCTGTATTTAAGGACCAGATTAGAGAGTATTATAAAACTGATGATTGTATTTTTGACCTCGCTAATTCACTTAAGAAGATTGCTTACGGTTTAGGTAATAAGTCTAATTTTATAAACTACACTTATAAAGACGAAATGATCGGTGATGCTCTAGTTAAGATGTATACCGCTCTACAGAATAAGAAGTTTAATGTAGATTCAGAGTATAACCCCTTTTCCTATTTTACTACTATCGCATTTCACGCCTTTATTAATAGAATTAAAAAAGAGAAGAAGCATCACCAGACTTTATGCGACTATAGAGAGCAGGTTTATGAAAAAGAGATGTTAGAATCCGGTGGAGGTCAGGTTTATGTAAAGCCTAATACTGACGACGAATAGTATGAGTAAGAAGGTAGCAATATTTTCTGATATACACCTCGGCGTTCACCAGAATAGTGATTTCTGGCTAAGTGTAGCAAATCAATGGAGTGACTGGTATATTAAAGATCTAAAGTCTAAAGGTATATCTGATATTATATTTTGTGGTGATTTCTTTCACTATAGAGATGAAATAAGCGTTAAGACATTAAACTTCGCTAAAGACTTTTTAGATAAATTTTGTGATTTTAATATCACGATGATCACCGGTAACCACGACGCATGGTATAAGGATACAAGTGAAATTAACAGTCTGAGTATATTGAAAGGTTATAGTAATCTAACAGTATATGATAAGATGGCTCAATGTAATATACACGGAGTTAATACAGTATTCTGCCCATGGGGTACGCAACTAAAAGATATTCCAGAGTGTGATTTAGTATTCGGTCATTTTGAGTTAGTAAACTTTAAAATGAACTCGTTTAAAGTATGTGACCATGGCGATAGTCCAGAGGCTTTAGCTAATAAAGCGCCCTTAGTATTCTCCGGTCACTTCCACTTAAGAGCTAGTAGAAAATTTGATAATAGCGAGATTGTATATGTAGGTAATCCTTATGAAATGGATTTCGGTGATTCGGGTCAAACTAAAGGATACTATGTTTTAGATCTTGAGGATTTGAGTTATAAGTTTTATAAAAATACCGTTACTCCAAAGCACGTTAAAATATTCTTATCAAAGCTCATAGAACAAAAAGACCCTGAATCATATTTCAGATCTGAAGTTACTAACAATATTATTAAATTCATCGTTGATAAGAATGTTAATTCTGCAGACATGGATCTACTTGTTACTAAACTTGCTAGCTACAAGCCTAATGATATTAGGATCGATTATGATGCTAATTATAATAAAGTACAATTTGCAGAAGATAATGAATTTGATCTGTCTGGTGTAGATATGTCAGAAGCTATTACTGAATTTATTAACATGTTAGATATTGATAATAAAAGTGAAGTTGCAAAATATACTACAGAGCTGTATAATCGATCAGTAGATAGACCAAAATGAAATACGTAAATTTTAAAGAGTTAAAGATTAAGAACTTCTTATCAGTAGGTGAAGAGGTAGTAAAGGTGAACTTTGAAACAGGCTTGCATATTGTTACTGGTATAAATCGCGATAAAGAGGATAGGAGAAATGGTGTAGGTAAAAGTACTATTGCAGATGCTCTATACTTCTCTATATTCGGTAATACGTTAAGGGAAATAAAAAAGACCTTTATACCTAATAACTTAACCGACGGCAAGACATCAGTAGAGCTGTCATTTAGTGTTGATGATCCTCAATATGGTATAAATGAGTTTAAAATTGTACGTACCCTAGGCCCATCGAAATGTACTATATATAAAAATGACGTTGATAAGACGCGAGATACTATTCAAAATACAAACCAGTATATTGAAACTGTATTATCATCATCACCAGAGATATTTCAGAATTGCGTTATAATGACTCTCAATAACCATATACCTTTTATGGCAAAAAATAAAGTCGAGAAGCGTAAGTTTATTGAAAAGATTTTTAATCTAGAGGTATTCTCTAAGATGCTAAATGATGTCAGGAGCGACCAGAGTGAGGTTAAGAAAGACTTTGATATTAATGTTACACGGCTCGAAGAGACCTCTGGGTATCTGCAACTACAGCAGAATCATAAGAATAATTTTGACACTGATCATAATAGGAAAGTTAGTACACTCGAATCAACCTGTAACCGACACTCAGCCGATCTTAAAGAAGCAAACGAACGGCTAGATACTATTAATAGGTTAGACGCTACCCCCTTCCAAGAAAAGAAGGATGAACTAGGCCTCAAAAAGAAAGAGTTGAGAGAGGAAATGAATACAATCAATCATGATTTGATCGAATGTAAGCTAACGTTAAGATCAGCAGCTGAAGACTATAAGCAGATAGGTACATCAGAAGCGGATTGCCCGGTATGTCTCCGACCGATTGCTGACCATGATATCGAAGCTATCGACGAAAAGAAGCGTGATATAAAAGCTGGTATAAATGATCAAAAAATAAAGCTAGATGAACTTACTAGTAAATTGAACGATATAAAGACTCATGAAGAGAAGATTAATACTGCGACTCAAACCTTAGCAGATAAAATTACAGCTATTGAGAGAGAGAAATATAGTGTTAAACAAGTCAGTGATTCTATTAATTATATACAGAAATGTATAACAGAAATTGAGAGTGAGCTAGAAGGAGTAAAAAATGAGACTAATACTTTTGATAGTGTAGTTAGTGAATACCAAGATAAGGTTAATATTATTGAGACTGATATTAATAACCTTAAAAATAGACTCGACTTCTTAGATGTTGCAAAGTTTGTTGTATCAGAAGAAGGTGTAAAGAGCTTTATCGTTAAGAAGATTCTACGTAACTTTAACTCTAAGC